AAAGAAATCAAAGACTATATTGATGCGACTTATAGTCAGCATTATTCACAAAACAAATATCAAGCAACCGAGTTCATCATTGATGGCGGACACGGTGAGGGTTTTTGTATTGGAAATGTCTTAAAGTATGCCCAACGGTACGGCAATAAAGGAACCGAAGCAGATTGGCGAAAGGACTTGTTGAAGGTTATCCACTACGGTATAATTGCACTCCATGTTCATGAAGTCAATAAGAAAAATCTTATAAATAGTGGTATTAAGTAATTTATAACCTAATCGGAGATTAAAAATGGCTCATGTAGTAACCTACAAATATACCCGCCCTACTGTATTGGTTGACTTTCCAACCGCTACGGCTGAACAAGCGGATTGGGATATCGAAAGACGCTCCCTAATGACAACGCACGGAATTGATCTAACTTACAATGTGAATGTAGACGGAACCGTTGCAGAAGCAGTCCTCACCGCAGAAAATCAGGAAACTTTTCAAACATACCTGGCTGCTATTGAGGCAAATGGCGGTAAAGAAATTTTACAAGACATTAAACAGCGTGGCGAATCTGACGGTGTCACTATTGAAATTTTTGTGAACGGTGTAGAGCACACACCCTAATTAAAACGGTACAACTCGTACTTGACATTTATCATGAAAGTCCGTATAATACACGGACATAAAACAATTGGAGTATATTATGAAAATATCGAAATCAACTCTTGACGTTCTCAAGAATTTCGCAACCGTCAATTCTAATATTTTAGTTCGACAAGGAAATGTTCTTTCTACTATCAGTACTGGAAAGAACATCTTTGCTCGGGCAGAAGTATCAGAAACTTTTGACAAAGAGTTTGCAATCTATGATCTAAATGGATTGTTGGCTCTCTTAACTCTCATGGAAGATCAAGAAGTATCTTTTGGAGACGAATCCATTACAGTATCTAAGGGTAGCTCAAAGTTTGAATACTTTTATGCAGACCCTAACATTATTGTATCCGCCCCTGATAAACAAATTGAAGTAGACGACTTCTACAGTTTCGACTTGTCTGCAGATGACTTGGGTATGATTATGAAAGCAGCCGCAATTACTGGAGCGCCTATGCTCTCGGTTGTAGCGAAAGATGGTAAGGTAACACTTACTGTAGGCGACCCTAGCACTCCTAAATCGAATAGCTTCAAGCAAGTTATTGGAGACGCTGGTGTCGAATTTGATTGTAGACTACAGATTGAGAACTTGAAAGTTGTCCCTGGAGCCTATAAAGTAACATTATCTCAGAAGAAATTCATGTTCCTTCAATCCACTAGTAGCGATTTAAAATACTGGTTGGCTTTGGAACGTTCTTCAGAGATCTAATATAGGAGTATATTATGGAAAACGACAAAATGACTTTTGTTTTAAGGCAGGCCTCAAACGGGTGGATTCTTGAAGTAGATAAAAATGGCGAGAATGTTGAATACATTTTTAACAGAGACGGTGCCGCATTATCTATGATGAGGAAAATTCTTAAAGGCGAATTAGATCCATTTGAAGAAGGTGACGAATAATGTTTTTCTCATCCGCAGTTCCTACCGTTGAATGGCAAACTAGAGTTGACAATGAATGGCAAACTCTGAGGAGTGAAGATGTATTTTCAGGCAAGCGAGTAGTTTTATTCGCATTGCCAGGTGCCTTTACTCCTACGTGTTCTAACTTCCAACTCCCAGGGTTTGATCTTCGTTATAACGAGTTCATTGAGAATGGCATTGATGAAGTTTATTGCTTATCTGTAAATGATTCGTTCGTAATGAACGCATGGTTCGAAAGTCTAGACATTAAAAATGTTAAGGCAATTCCAGATGGTTCTGTAGCTTTTACTAATCGTCTAGGTATGTCTGTAGCAAAGGATCATGTAACATTTGGACTACGCTCTTGGAGATACGCTATGGTTGTAAACGATGGCGAGATTGAACAAGGGTTTATTGAGAAAGGATTCGGACACAATACAGCCGACGATCCTTATGAAATCTCTACCCCTGAAAATGTGTTGGCCTTCCTCAGAGGCGATGACTTTATCACAGGCGACGACGAAGCCACAGTAGAGCCTGAGGGAAAACATATCGATCTAGTCTTAGATGACAGCGCCGATATTAAAGAACGTTTCGGTTCTTAAATTATTTATTATATTATGGTTAAGGTGAGTTATGGAAAATGTGCAAGAAAAATTCTTATGGGTGGAAAAGTATCGTCCGAGAACAATTGAAGAATGTGTTCTCCCCGAGGACACAAAAAATACTTTTTCGCAGTTCTTAAAACAAGGAGAAGTTCCTAACCTGTTACTATGCGGAACAGCAGGTACAGGTAAGACTACAGTAGCTAGAGCCCTGTGTGAAGAACTTGGTGCGGACTACATTATTATTAATGGTTCGGACGAGGGTCGTCAGATTGATACACTTAGGACTAAAATTAAACAGTTCGCGAGTGCAGTTAGTTTCGAGGGTAAGACTAAGGTAGTAATAATTGACGAAGCAGACTACTTGAATAAAGATTCAGTACAGCCTGCCTTACGTGCTTTTATTGAAACATTCTCTGAGAATTGTAGGTTCATTTTTACTTGTAACTACAAGAACCGAATTATCTCTCCCTTACATTCTAGGACAACGGTTATTGAATTTAAAACTGGCAATGGTAACAAACCAAAGCTAGCAGCAAAGTTCATGGATCGTATGAAAGTTATCCTAAACAATGAGGGTGTAGAGTTTAAGGAAAACGTCTTAGCAGAACTTCTAATTAAATACTTCCCAGACTATCGCCGTGTTATTAATGAACTACAGCGATACTCTGTGGCAGGTATAATCGACGAAGGTATCCTCAGCAACATTGCAGAAGTAAACACTAAGGAGTTGATTAACTCTTTACGTGGCAAAGATTGGAAGAAGATGCGACAGTGGGTTGCTAACAATGTGGACACAGATCCACAAGGAATTTTCCGTTACATCTTTGACTCATTACTTCCTGAGATTAAATCCGTTCCTCAAATGGTTTTGCTCATTGCAGACTATCAGTACAAGGCGGCGTTTGTAGCAGACCAAGAGATTAATCTCACAGCCTGCTTAACAGAAATCATGGCAAATGTAGAATTTAAATAATGAAAGAGTTTCACGATTTAACTGATGTTCAAGGTATCAAGGACGCTCTTCTTAACGATCTTGTAGTCGTAATTCGCAATCAGAATTTGACCCAGGAAGAAGAGATAGAGTTTTGTCAGTCGATAGGAAAGTGCCAGTATCTGAAGCATGAAAGAACAAAGCACATTGCTATAGGTGATCACATCCTTAGAGTTACGGGCGAAAAGAATGAACACGGCGAAGAAGGCTTGTTCGGACATACTTCTTCATTGGATTGGCATGCCAACCAAGCATCTAACCCTGATAGGAGCCCTCTCATTTGGCTGTACTCAGTGAAAGGTTCAGAAGGAAGTAGAACCAGCTGGATTGATATGGCACACGCATACAGAGAACTACCTGACGATTTGAAAGAAGAGATACAAGACATTGAGATAACACTGGGCTACAAGAAAGGTTCTTATAGCGATAGTAATTTCTTTGTTGAGCATCATGCAACAGACAAGCCGTTCAAGTTGGTGCATACAAATGATGCCGGTATCACTGGATTGTATTTCCCGTTTTTGCAAATATTTGGCATGGTAGGCAAGACACAGGACGAATTTAATAGTATAATGTCAAGACTGAAAGAGCACGTACTTCAACCTGAGTTTGCATATCATCATGATTGGCAAGATGGTGATGTTGTTATCAGTGAGCAATGGTTAAGTATACACAAGCGATGGGATTTTGAAGGAATGGAAAACCGAGTGCTACATCGTATTGCATTTGATTATAAATAAAGCAGAGAGGTTATATGCTTCATTTTAAAATTAAATTCCCCCACACCGAGGAATTAGAAAAGATAAGGTTGGTATACAGGAACGGTTATACTCACGAATTGTGGGTTAAGGACCTAGAACACAAAAACGGTCTTTATTCTTGGACACACGCTTATGATGACAACAGAGTCCTTGAAGTAGTGCAACAAGAGATCATTGCCATATTTGTTATAAAGAGATCCACAAGGATCATTTGGAATTGAAGGTAAATTTATATTATGAGTTTTTTAGAAGAACTAGGCCCGCCCGTAGAATCAATTGACGAGAATAAGTTTGTTGAGAAGTTAGCAAAGATATCTCCTTTTGATTTTTCGAACAGTATTACATTTAACAAAGACAACTTGATTGTAGATGACTGGTCCGAGAATCAGTACAACGCATTTATCGTTAACAGGTCGCTAGGCTTCGGTGCCGATACAGCAATCGCCGCTAACGAAATGAATTGTCGTCCTCATACAGATAATAAAATGCAGTATGAATTCCTCAAGGGAGTTATCCGCAAATCTAAGAGATACAACAAATGGATTAAAGCAGAAGAAGAAAACCTGCAGGCAATCCAAACCTTTTTTAAATATAGTTACAACAAAGCAAAAGAAGCACTTCGCATCTTATCTCCTGAAGACATAGAAAGTATCAAAGAATACAACATATCGTCTAAAGGTGGAAAAGTATAAATAAGTTTATCCACAATATGTTATGGATACATTATTACAGGCAAATGCGAAATGAACGACGACAATTTTTTTGACATCGATTTCCCAGGATATAAACCTATGGAAATCCTTCTAAGTCAACCAGACGATTTTCTAAAAGTTCGTGAGACACTTTCACGAATCGGCGTTGCTTCTCGTAAAGAAAATATTTTATATCAGTCTTGCCATATTTTACATAAGCAAGGTAGATACTTTATTACCCACTTCAAAGAGCTTTTTGCACTAGACGGAAAAGAAGCGGACTTAACAGAGAACGATCTACAGAGACGAAACAGCATTACAAAACTTCTATCAGATTGGGGATTGGTAACAATCATTCAGCCACTTACAGAAGAAGATCTTGCACCTCTGTCGCAGATTAAGATTATATCTTTTAAAGAAAAGAACGACTGGAACCTAGTTCCTAAATACAACATTGGGAAAAAGCGATAACTAAAAATTATGCTATTGAATTTGAATCCTCTTTTATATTATGAGGATGACTTTTTATCTAATTATGAATGTGATAAGATTATAGAGTTATCCAAAGATAGTTTAGATAGATCCAAAGTAGGATCGTCTGATAATTCCCACGTTTCAGAACACCGAACTAGCTCTAATGCTTGGTTGCATCGGGGCTCTAGTGATTTTGTAAATAACGTATACAAAAGACTTGAAAGTAAGCTACTCATTAGCACAACTCAAGCAGAAGCCATACAGGTTATTAACTATGGCGCTACTCAAGAATATAAACCACACCACGATACATTCCAACCAGAGGAAGTAGAGAAACAGGGCTCACAAAGAGTTATGACTGCTCTGTTATATTTGAACACACCTATATCTGGTGGTGGCACATCTTTTCCTGCACTACATAAAAGAGTAGATGCTATGAAAGGCAGGCTAGTTATTTTCAGCACAGTATTCCCAGGCACAAAAATTCAGCATCCATTAGCATTACATGGTGGAGAGCCTGTAGGCATGGGAGAGAAGTGGGCGGCTAATGTGTGGTACCGAGATACAACTTATCCAAAACCAGCAGAAAAATCTGAGGCAGAGGAAGAAACTGTATAAATAGTAACGGGTACGCCGTAAGGGTATCCGAATTTTAACTTGCTTAATTTAAGGAGAAAAATATGGTAGCAGAATATAAATTCAACACATCACACGTGGACGAGATTTTTAATAGAATTAGTCCATTTACAATAGGCTTCGATGGGGTATTAGAAAACCTGAAGAACGTTTCAGAGATTGCTAATAACTATCCTCCCTATAACATTATTAACCACCCAGAAGAAGACAAGTTCTCAATTGAAATCGCAGCAGCCGGTTTCCGTAAAGAAGAATTTAATGTCAATCTTGTTCCTAAAGGTAACAAACTAGTTATCCAAGGTATTCAGGACAGAGGTCCTGATGAGAAAGAATACTTTCACAAGGGCATTGGTGCGAGAAACTTTACAAGAACTTTTGCCTTGGCAGAAGAAGTTAAGGTAGTAGGTGGCGAGTTTACTAATGGTATGCTGGTGATTGAACTAAAAAGAGTTATTCCTGATGAGAAAAAACCTCAGGAAATTAAAATTAAATAACTCGTAACAAAACGGTTGAGGGGGGTCTCCCCCCTCAGCCACTAATTATATTATTAAGGAATAAATTATGTCTAATATACAAATCATTAAGCTAAGTTCAGGCGAAGATGTTATTAGTGATGTCAGTGAAGTTGAATACAATGGCAGTAAGCTAATTACAATGAACAAACCGGCTCTCATTATGATGATGCCAAAAGAAAATAACCCTGACGAATTTGGTATTGGATTAGCTCCTTACGCACCCTTCGCTAAAGACAAGCAGGTTCCCGTGATGCCTTCTCATATTGTCTCAGTATATGATCCTGAAGACGAGCTCGAGGCTGAATATCGAAGAATTCACAATATGCCTAAACACGCAGGCATCATTACTAAAGAACAAAAAATACTCAAGGGGTAGTCATGTACGAATATAAATGTGACATCCGAAGAGTAGTAGATGGAGACACCGTAGATGTGGATATCGACTTGGGATTCGGTGTATGGATCCGTAATGAAAGGGTTAGGCTATACGGCGTCGACACCCCGGAAAGTAGAACCCGTGATCTCGATGAAAAAAAGTACGGAATATTGGCAAAGGAGTATGTCGCGGCGGCACTGTCCAATGGGGCTATCCTACGAACTCATAAAGACAAGTCAGGGAAATTTGGTAGAGTTCTCGGGGACTTCATCATATATGATAGGGTTGAAGATAGACAAAACAGTCTAAACACTATGCTTGTTAGAGATCATCATGCCGTTGAATACACAGGGCAATCTAAAGAACTAATTGCCGAAAAACATATAGCCAATAGAGCTCTTGTTAAGGAGTTTTTGGCAAAATAGTTCTTGACTTTTCCATAGTCTTATAATATAATATGTTTAACTTGAATGGGAGTCTCTATGAACTTTTACACTTATGCCAAGCATTACGGCAACAAAATCCTTGTCCGAGGTGTTAAAAATGGACAACGCTTTACAGCAAGGCACGACTTTAAGCCTACGATGTTTGTCAAGTCTGACAAGCCTAGTGAATATAAAAGTATGTTTGGAGAAGCAGTTTCTCCTATTAAGTTCGAGACAAATAAGGAAGCAACAGAGTTTGTTAATCGCTACAAAGACGTAGCAAACTTTCCTATCTTCGGACAAGATCAGTGGGGTTATCAATACCTCACAGAAAAATATCCCGGCACAGTAGAATGGGATTCAGAAAATGTTGAAATATATTCTATAGATATTGAGACAACTTCTGAGAATGGGTTTCCAGATGTAAACAATCCTATTGAACGTGTCCTTCTAATCACCTTACAAAATTCTAGAACAAAAGCAATAACAACATTTGGCACAGGTTCCTATACTCCTACAGAGCATACAGAACATCTAAACGTTGATTACGTGAACTGTTCTGATGAACGCGCCTTACTTAACAACTTCTTAAATTGGTGGCAAATTAATTGCCCTGATGTAATTACAGGTTGGAATAGTGAGATGTTCGATATTCCTTATCTTGTTGCTAGGGTTGAACGTACACTAGGCGACGAACAGAAGAAAGCATTTAGTCCCTTTCAGTTAGTTGCTAAGAAAACTATTAATTCCTTTGGACGTGAGATTCCTAAATATGATATTACAGGCCTGGCTCAATTAGACTACTTAGACTTGTACAGGAAGTTCACTTACATTACTAGGGAATCCTACAAACTAGACTTCATTGCACAAACAGAACTAGGTCATAAGAAACTAGAAAATCCACACGATACATTCCAACAGTTCTATGAGAATGACTGGAACTTATTTGTTGAATATAATATTATTGATACTGTTCTTGTAGACGAATTAGAAAACAAGATGAAGTTGATTGAACTTTGTATGACAATGGCATACGATGCCAAGTGTAATTACCAAGACGTATTCTCTCCTGTAAAATTGTGGGACTGTTTGTTGTATAATCACCTACACGATCAGAATGTTATAATTAATTCTCGAGGCAAACGTCCAGCAAGGAACATTGCTGGTGCTTATGTACAAGAGCCTGTTCCTGGTTCTTATGAATGGGTTGCCTCTTTTGATGCGACGTCACTGTACCCTTCGATTATTATGCAGTACAATATGTCTCCTGAGACAATCGTAGATGGTTATACATTTGACGTACAGGTTAAGGACTTGTTAACTAAAGGATATGACTTAGACAAACTCAAAGATAAAAACTACGCAATGGCTTCTAATGGGTATTGTTTTACCCGAGATAAAAAAGGATACTTTCCTGAGATTGTACAGAAGTTTTTTGATGATAGGCAAAAGTATAAAAAACTTATGCTTCAGGCAAAACAGAAGTATCAAGACACAGGTGCAGATGTTTACAAAGCAGAGATTGCTAAATACAATAATTTTCAGATGGCTAGAAAGATTCAGTTAAACAGTCTTTATGGTGCCATGGCTAACGAATACTTTAGATACTATGATGATAGGATTGCAGAAGGTATTACATTATCCGGACAATACATTATTCAGGATACTGCTAAGGCACTAGACGTGTTCTTGAACAAGGTGTGTGGTACTAATGGCGAAGTGACGTACAGTTTTTATTCTGATACAGACTCCTGTTACATTACTCTAAACAAATTGGTTGAGATGTACTATGCAGATAAGCCTAAAGATAAAATTGTAGACATTCTAGATAAAGTTGGTACAGATCAGATTGAACCTTGTATCGCTAGGGCAATGGATAAACTTGCTAAGTATACAAATGCCTTCGAACAAAAGATATTCTTTAAACGTGAGGCAATTGCAGACAAGTGTGTTTGGATTGCGAAGAAGCGATACGCTATGAATGTTTACGACAACGAGGGTGTTAGGTATGACCCACCCGACTTGAAGGTTATGGGACTTGAGATTGTTCGCTCATCTACTCCTGCTCCTGTTCGAGATAGTTTGAAAGAGGCAGTTAGGTTGTGCTTGAACTCAGACGAAAAGACAGTACAGAGTTTTATTGAGAACGCTAAGAAACATTTTAATACTTTAACTCCCGAGGAGATAGCATTTCCACGTGGGTGTAACAACTTAGCAAAGTATCGTAGCGTATCTGATATTTATTCTAAGGGCACACCGATGCACGTTCGAGGTGCTCTACTATATAATTATCATCTTGCTCAGAAAAATGTAACTTCTAAATATGAGGAGATACAAGAAGGGGACAAGATTAAATTTTTATATCTAAAGGAACCGAATACCATTAGAGAAAACACTATAGCATTTGTAACAAAATTGCCTCCAGAGTTTGACGTTCACAAGTATGTTGATTATGACTTGATGTTCTCCAAAGCATTCCTAGAGCCAATGGACACAATTGTAAAGTCATTGGGTTGGAACACAGAAGAACAAGCATCATTAGAGGATTTATTCGCATGAGATTTTTAATTGTAGGTTATGGTTTTGTAGGAAAGGCAACAGAGTACTTGCTACAAAGGGTTGTAGATAAAGAAAATATTTTCATTCAAGATCCTGCCTTAGGTATGCTATGTGAGGAAACGGATTTTGATTATACTTTCCTTTGTGTACCTACACCAAATAAAGGCAGAGAATTAGACATTTCACTATTACAACAGGTGTTCAATGAATATAAAGAAAAGAACACAGGTGATATTATCATTCGCTCTACTATAGGACCCGATCAAGTTGATTTGTTTGAAGGTGCAATCATCATGCCAGAGTTTCTACGTGAACGATCCTGGAAAGAAGATGTAGATAGCACCACATTGCCCTTTATTATTGGTTGTGTTGGTGGTTCATATAATGTGAACAAAATGTACGAGTTTGTTTCAATGTTTGACTTGCTGAAAATTGTAACAATGTTGACACCGAAGGAGGCTAGCTTTTTTAAGTTAGCAAGAAACTCAGCACTAGCAATGAGGGTAGCACTTGCGAATGAATACAAAGAAATGTGTGATCGCATGGAAATTGACTACAAAGAAATAGAAAAACTATTACAACTTGATCCTTGGACGGGTGGTACTCATTGGCAGGCACCTGGTCCTGATGGAATGCCTGGTTTTGGGGGAACTTGTTTCCCTAAGGACTTGACACACATGGCAAGTATGTGTTACAATACATATAATATATTAGAAACTGCACTTGAACAAAACACTATTAGGAGGTGTAATTATGAGCTTACTAGACAAGCTACAAAAAAACTCGACGATTAAGGAAACGTCGCAGTTAACAAACTCTAAATTCTTTGGCAAAAAGGATTTAATTCAGACTTCGGTGCCTGCGTTAAACGTGGCACTAAGCGGTAGGTTAGACGGTGGATTAACTCCCGGACTAACAGTATTCGCAGGCCCTAGTAAACACTTTAAAACAGCGTTTGCTATGTTGTTGGCTAAGTCCTATCTAAACAAATATGATGATGGCGTTATTCTTTTTTACGATTCAGAATTTGGTGCACCTCAGGCATACTTTGAAACATTTGGTATTGATACAGACAGAGTAGTTCATACTCCTATTACTGATGTTGAACAATTGAAGCATGACTTTATGCAACAGTTGAATGGTATTGAACGTGGCGATCATGTTATGATTATTGTAGATTCCATTGGTAACTTAGCGTCAAAGAAAGAAGTAGATGACGCACTAGATGGAAAGAGTGTAGCTGATATGACAAGGGCAAAACAAATGAAGTCCTTGTTCCGTATGGTTACTCCTCACTTTACAATTAAAGATATTCCAGCAGTAGTTATTAACCACACTTATAAAGAGATTGGTTTGTTCCCTAAAGACATCGTATCAGGTGGAACAGGTGTGTATTACTCCGCAGACAATATCTTTATCATTGGCAGACGTCAGCAGAAAACAGGATCAGATGTATCAGGTTATGACTTTGTAATTAATGTCGAGAAGTCTAGGTTTGTTAGAGAGAAGTCTAAGATCCCTGTTGAAGTATCCTTTGAAGGTGGTATTAGCAAGTGGTCAGGCCTAATTGACATGGCAATAGAATCAGGACACGTTATCAAGCCTAGCAACGGCTGGTATCAGAAAGTGGATATGACTACAGGTGAAGTTATCGAAGGCAAATATAGATCTAAAGATACTTACACTAAAGAGTTCTGGTTGCCAGTATTATCAGATCCTACTTTTATTAAGTGGATTGAAAACAGGTATATTATTTCAAGCGAAGCAGGTATAATGCAAGATGAAATTTCTGCAGAAGATATTCAACAAGTCTACGAAGAAGTCTAAAGGCACCTGCGATCGCTGTTCAGTTCCTATTTGGGAAGGAGATCGAGCATTATGCTTTCACACAGACGTCGAAGAGTTATATCTTTGTGAAGTTTGTGTGGAAGTAGTTCGTGAAGAATTTATAGCAGAAGACGTTCGTTAAGGATATTATATTAATTGAAGTATAAAAAGACCTATATTGAAATGTACCCAGTGTTGCATTGCAACCTGAAGTGTCTAAATTGTTCTATGGCAAGTCCATATCTAAAACCAGAGTTTGAATCTTTAGAGCAATTTAAAAAGGATTGCGATGCTCTAAATAAGTATTATGAAATAGACGTAGCCAGGTTCACAGGTGGCGAGTGTACACTACACCCAGAGATTGTCGAGTTTTTAAAATACCCTAAAGAGATTGGCCTGGCTAAAATGAACTGTATCATTACTAATGGTATAAACCTTTTGTCTCAGCCTGAAGAATTTTGGAAAAATTTAGATTCAATTAATCTCAGCATATACCGAGATACAAATATAAACTATGATAAAATAATTAAAAAGATTGAAGGGTATCAAAAAATATATCCTAAACTACAGCTTAGAGTTTTAACAGACATGGAAGTTGTTAAAACCCTAATAGGATACCAAAGAGATATTGTAGCAAAGGGTTCTGAGGTTAACATTGTAAATGGGCATTTCAAAGTGATGCACCATAAAGACACATTAAATACAGAAGAGGAAGCCTTAGACATTTGGAAAAAATGTTGGTTGAAGGATAGCGCAATTGCAATATACGGCGGACACTTTTACAGATGTCCAATGACTTATGTTAAGGCAAAGTTATATGAACAGAGCGGAATAGAACCTCCCTTTGATTTTAGCAAAGATGCAATTCCACTTCACCAAGAAAACACAGGTGAATTGATTAAAAATATGATGGAGTCGGAAACAAATATCCAAGCATGCCGAGTCTGCTTAGGATTTAATACAGGAGTTGATGTTCCTCACCGTCAGATGAGACCCAACGAAATAAAAATTAAGGAGATTATATATGATCACGGGTAAAAAGATAGCAGTCATTGGACATACACAAGGACTTGGTAAACTTGTATTTGAAAACTTACAGGAGTTAGGTAACGATGTTATTGGATTCTCTAAAAGTCTAGGATACGATATTTCAAATGCAGAAGACAGGCAGTCTATTGTAGAAAAGTCTAAAGATTGTGATGTTATAATTAACAACGCTTATAACTTTTCGGCATGGGACGATGCCCAGATGCATATGTTAATGGACTTGTATGGCAACCATTATTCAGACTGGCATACTCTTAAGATGTGGCCTACAGGTAATGACAGGGTAATGTTAATTAACATAGGTGGAACAATCGATCAATATTCTGACGAGTTGTTGGCAACTAAAAATATATTCTTAGACGACGATGAAAGAGAATACCGAAGAACTAAAGGCAACGTTAACAATTTTTGCCTAGATAAACAAATATGCAATATTAAGTTTGGTCCTATTAAAGCCGGTAGAACACTTAACCAAACAGGACTAAAAGATGTTGCATTTGATCCTGAAGTAATATATAATGCTATTTTATTCACAATGGATAACTACTTTAACCGAGACGGTTTATTCGTTTACAACTTGGAACTTAGCTGATGGAAAACAGAGTCGAAAGAATTATACTTACAAAATTATTTTATGATGAGGAATATCTTAGGAAAGTTATTCCTTTTTTGAAAAGTGAATATTTCAACGACTCTGCAGAACGTACAATCTATCTTAAAATTTGGGAGTATGCTGAGAAGTATAATGCTTGCCCTAGTAAAGAGGCAATCGTTATTGCCTGTCAAGATGATAGACGTGTGTCTGAGATTGAGGACAAAGAGATAAATGAGTTCCTCAACAATGTAGAGGATAAAGAACTAGATACTAAATGGTTGGTTGAAGAAACAGAAAAATTCTGTAAGGACAAGGCACTCTACAATGCTATTATGGATTCGATTCAGATTATTGATGGTAAGAATCAGCAGTACAGTACAGATGCATTACCTAGTATATTGTCAGACGCTCTTGCAGTTGGGTTCGACAATAACGTAGGACACGATTATATTGAGAACGCAGATCAGCGTTTTGAATTTTATCACAGACTAGAAGAGAAGATGCCCTTTGACTTGGATATGTTTAACAAGATTACTGAAGGCGGACTAGCAAATAAAACATTGAACATAGCACTTGCAGGTACAGGTGTAGGTAAGTCTTTGTTTATGTGTCATATGGCAGCAGGCGCTATTAGCACAGGCAAAAATGTTTTGTACATTACACTTGAAATGTCCGAGGAAAGAATTGCAGAACGTATTGATGCGAACTTAATGAACATTCCTATTCAGGATTTGAAGGATATGCCTAAGAGTATGTTCGACGATAGGATTTCTAAAATTAATAAAAAGATTAATGGTAAGTTAATTGTTAAAGAATATCCTACAGCATCAGCACACGCCGGACATTTTAAAGCATTGTTGAATGAACTTAGACTCAAGCGTAACTTTGCTCCTGACATTATCTTTATTGACTATCTAAACATTTGTGGTAGTTCTCGATTCCGTCCTGGCAATGCCGCGAACAGCTATACAATTATTAAGAGTATTGCAGAAGAGCTACGTGGCTTGGCAGTAGAGTTTGATATTCCTATTATGTCAGCGACACAGACAACTCGAGGTGGTTATGGAAACAGTGACGTTGAATTGACGGATACCTCAGAATCATTTGGGTTGCCCGCTACAGCAGACTTGATGTTTGCTCTTATAAGTACAGAAGAGATAGAACAGTTAGGACAATTGATGGTTAAACAGTTGAAGAATCGTTA